TATGCGAGGCAGATTTTCCCTGGGAGTGATGGGAAGGTGGTTACGATGAAGACGATGAAAGGTCTGGCGGGAGAGATAGGGGTTCCGTACAGCACGGCGAAGTTGAAGAAGCCAGAGGTGGCGGGGAAAACGGTGGCCTGGGGTACGAGTGAAGTGATTTATGAGGTTTGGTACGAGGAGATAAGGAATTTCCGATGATGGGTAAGGCGATACCGAACAGCAAACGGTCGATTCGGAAGCGTCTGGAAAGGCAGGTCCGAAAGATGTTTCCGGGTTTGTCGGTGATCGTGCGGAGGGAGAGTGGCGAATTGATGGAAGGCGCTTTTGGATGGCACAGTTTCGGGATCTATACGATTGGTGTTGGTAAAAAGAGTTGGAGGAGTTTGGCGCGGATCAATCGCGAGGGTTGCATCCTTCAAATCTGGGATTGGAATGGGCACATGGACGAGAAGGGAATGCTAGAGCACGTAAGGGATGTTGTCGAGGAGTCAAGTTTGGTTACGAGTATTGATATTTCACGATGAGCGTTTTTGAAATTTTAAGAAAACGATTTCCAGAGAACGAATATGCCTTGATGGCTGAGGTCAGAGATAAGGCTGGCTTCGACGCTTCTCGGTCGGCCGACTATATCGCGGTAAATCTTTGGCCATCACGCGGGCTCTCAGTCAATGGAATTGAACTTAAAAGTTTTCGCAGTGATTGGTTGAGCGAGTTGAGGAAGCCCGAAAAGGCGGAAAAAATATTCCAGTATTGTGATTATTTCTGGAAATTTGTTCGGTGTCTACTTGATTTCAAGACAGACACTTTTCTCAAATTACTTGGCGATGAATTATACGGTCCCATGTAGCAAGAAAGAGTATGAGAGAAATTTTGATAAAGTGGTCAATAATTTAAAATGACACTCACGGTAGCAACAAGTTGGAATGGAATTGTAGCGGCACGAACGCTCGATGGAGTGCTCCGAAAAATTGGAGCTAACCGAAGGTCATTCGAGATTAATAAAAGCCACGCAGAAAAGAATGCGCCGTCCGTTTTTGTGATGGGTAAGAAGAAAGAAAAAGTAACGATGTGGTGGGTGTGGGAGAACGTAAAACTGGCTGAAGCCAAAGACGAAATCGACGAAAGGATTTTTGGGATATCGAAAAACTAACAAATAGAGTATGACAACAGAAACATTTTCATCTTGGGCATTGATTGAATTATTCGGTCACAATCGCCTGGCTGGCAAGTGTACCGAGCAAAGTATTGCCGGCACTAACTTTCTTAGAGTCGACGTCCCAGAGACTAATCGCAATCCGGCGTTTACAAGATTCCTGAATCATTCAGCCATCTATGCAATCAATCCAATGACTGAAGAAATGGCGCGATCACTCGCTGAAGGCGTCGGAGCCCAGCCGGTGCAAGCGTGGGATATGCGCGCGTTCCAAGAAAAGCAAAAGGCACTTGTAAGCGCAGGAGAAACAGAACGCTCACAGGTAAATGCTGAGCAAGACGAAGAAGAAGAAGAAGAACAGTACGATGAACGATAAACCCCCCGATTGATGAAAGAGCCTACGACAAGCAAGATTATTGTGATGTACAGCACGATGAATTTGTTTCCGTCACGATCAGATGGATAGTAGGCTCGAGGTCGGTTTGAAATGAACAACATAAAAACACTCAAATATGAAATCACTAACTATTGAAATTCCCGCCGGTCACGAAATAGACTCTTTCGACAAAGCAAACGGAGTTATAAAGTTCAAAGAAAAGCCCAAGAACGTGATGGAGCGAATAAAAACAATCGCCGATGTTATTGCGGATAATGGGCTCACTCAAGAGCAATTCGATCGGCAATGTGAGGGCCTCACGGAGGACGAAGTCAGCTATCGGATTATCAAAATGCTAGCTAAATCCTTGAATGAAGGGTGGACCCCTAATTGTAATAATGAGAATGAGTACAAGTTTTATCCGTGGTTTTGGATGGGCGGCGCTCGCGGTTTTCGGTCCCACGACTACGATTTCTGGGATTCGGGTTCGCGTGCGTCGGCTCGCCTTTGCTTTAAGTCTAAGGAGTTAGCTGAGTACGCGGGGAATCAATTTACGGACGTTTACAAAAAATATATGACGATATGAAAACCTACACCGACATCAAAACATTTGCGGACGCTTGCAAGGTTGAGCGTCTTGATGAGAAGACTATTATAGCATCCTTCAAGTCACTACCAGTGAAGGACAGGAAGCCACTGATAGCACACGCGAAACTAGTTATCATTGCTCGTGCGGCCAACCGTCTGGCAAATGGTGGAAAGAAATGGACACCCGATTGGAATGACGGTCAATGGAATAAGTGGTATCCTTGGTTTGATCTGTCTGGCGGCGCTCGCGGTTTTCGGTACGACGTCTGCGGTGGCTGGTTTTCGGGTTCGGCTGCGTCGGCTCGCCTTTGCTTTCTTTCTCGCGAAGTCGGCGAATACGTAGCAAAGCAATTCATTGATTTATTTCGAGAATATTTTGTGATGTAAAAGGTGGTGCGATGGCAATAGCGGCGCTCGCAGTTTTCAGTACAACGACTACGATAACTGGAATTCGAATTCGAATACGTCAGCTCACCTATGCAGTTACAAAGCCATTGCAGACCGTGCCTCTAGGCAAAAAAACACGAAGTTAAATCTAAGGCGTTGGTATCGAAAGAGAAGGCGACTTACGAAAAGCAAAGTTGAAAATGAAAAAGGTAGGGAATCTGTACGAGAAGATAACGCGTTTGAAAAACCTTCAGGATGCCGACGACAAAGCTCAGAAAGGGAAGTCAAATCGCTACGGAGTGATACTTCATAATTGTAGAAAGGAATCTAATCTTTTTGTGCTTCAAGACATGTTGGCCAGCAAAAGTTATTCAACATCTCCGTATGACATCTTCACGATCTTTGAGCCAAAGGAAAGGTTAGTTTATAGGTTGCCTTATTTCCCGGATCGCATTACTCACCACGCGATAATGAATGTGCTAGAGCCAATTTTTGTCAATACGTTCACCACAGATACTTACAGTTGCATAAAAGGAAGGGGTATCCACCGTTTACTTAGAAAATTGAGAGAAGATTTAAAAGACGTAGAGGGCACTTCCTTTTGTCTAAAATTTGACATCAAAAAATTCTATCCGAGCATTGATCATGATGTTTTGAAATCGTTGCTTAGGCGAAAGTTCAAAGATGATAATTTACTGTGGCTGCTTGACGAAATAATAGACAGCGCACCAGGGCTACCAATTGGGAACTACCTAAGTCAATACTTGGCAAATTTCTATTTGTCATATTTTGATCACTGGATCAAGGAAAAACAAAATGTTAAATACTACTATCGGTATGCAGATGACATAGTCATTCTAGACTCGGACAAAAGGAGACTTAGCAATCTGCTTTCGGATATAAAAGAATACATGCGTCACTTAAAATTGGATGTTAAGGACAATCATCAAATTTTTCCCGTTGACGCTCGTGGTATTGATTTCGTAGGGTACGTATTCTATCATTCCCACGTTCGGATAAGGAAATCCATTAAAAAGAATTTCGCGAAAAAGGTTTCCAGAAATCCGCAACACTCTTCGATGGCTTCTTACTTGGGCTGGCTTGGCCATTGTGATGCTAAACACTTAACTAAAAAACTCACAACACATGCACAGCTTCAGTGATTTCGACATCAAGATCGAAACTATGAGATTTGTCGGAGAAAAAATTCCCGCCAAGAAAATTATAAATACCAAAATCAAAATTATTGATTACAAGATTGAGCCGTCTAAACTAAAAGAAGGCACTGACTGCCTTTATCTACAGATTGAAAAAGGCGGCGAAAGCAGAGTAGTATTTGTCGGATCAAAGTTCTTGATCAATCAAATAACTAGGGTACCGAAAGACAAATTCCCGTTTGACACAACGATCAAAAGTGATAACGACCATTACGAGTTTACATGATAGACCATCGCTACATATTGGCAGAAAACTTAAAGATGATCAGAAGGAGGCTGGATCTTACACAAAAGGAATTAGCCGCCAAGCTTGATGTGACTCAGGCCGCCGTAGGGAGTTATGAGGAGCGAAGAGCTATGCCGGCGATCGAAGTCATGTTGCGGATTTCAGAACTATCGGGGTACACAGTCGAGCAATTGGTTTCTAACCCTCAAACAATAACCCCGGAGGAACAAAAAGTAATCAAATGGGAGACGCTCAAAAAGCATTTCCGACTATACGTTGAGGGGAATAAAGTGCTTTCAGAGGACATGGCATTCGAATGGTTTAAAATGAATCTTTTATGACAAAACAAAACTTAATTGACGAAATATCTTACAAGACAGGTATTCAAAAACAAGATGTGAGTGCCACGCTTCATGCGGCATTG